TCATCTATTGTCTCCACTTCCTTTAATTTTGTTACGTTCCATTCTAGACCGCAACTTGTCTACGTTTGCTTGTGCAACTTCTTCTAGTGTCACACCAAGGTCATCAGCAAGTGCTGAGATGTACCACAATACATCACCTAGTTCTAGTCCAACACCAACAAGAGATTTACCATCTCTCATATGTTTTTTAACTTTCTCTGCAACCTCACCAGCCTCTCCACATAGACCAAGCGTAGGATATGTTACCTTACACTCATCTGGATAGATTGCAGTTGATCGTGCAAATTCTTGATATTCATCGAATGTCATTTGATTTCCTTTTTAGAATCCAATAATAGTATCTTACCTCTTTTTTCATCAATTGTCAAGACCCTTTCGTTCTCAATCATATCAATAATTATAGTGGTGATATTTACTTCCTGGCCTAACTCACCAATCCTTATCTGCAACTTTTCTAGAGTTTCCTGATAATATTCTATCTCCTGTTGCTTACGCAATCGAGTCTCAATAAGGTCAGTTAGTGATACTACATTTTCTACCATTATGGATTCTTCCTACTCTTAGGAACATCCCATACAAATGTCAATCTGTCAACATCACCATTATTGTATGATTCATGAACCCTCTTGTTGTCAAACCAGAAAAATGTGCCAGGATAAATCTGGTGAGATTCATCTTCAACTGTGTATAGATATGTGCCTTGCAACGATAGATGATACCTATCCCGTGTTAGATAATATTCACCTTCATCAATGTGTCGCCCCAATGACTCTCCTGGCCTCAACCTAAAAAATGCAGCTCGTGAATGTCGATGAAGTTTATAAGTCTTCAACCATTTTCTGATACCGGGATAGCTATAATACATGGGAGTGTTCTGTTGTAACTCAGTCTTCTTCGGATCATCATTAGCATTCCTTACTACTGCCATAGTGAGAGGTAGGAATCCATACGGTTTCGTATCCCCGGTAGCACCCTTTAGACTTCCTGCTACGGACCAATCTTCATCCTTAATATCAGCCAGGATTCTACTAACGTCAATGTTTTTTTCTATAAATCTAAAGTGACTCATTAATCCCATCTATAAAATATATGATCTTCTATTTCAATAGTCCTCGTTTTTGTCTTCGCCCAGGACGGCATCACATAGTCTGCATGGTAGAAGGTGGCACCATCTGTAATATCAAGGAAGGGTAGTTCATAAGATAAAATTGCTGTTGACAGTTCAAGAAAATATTGGTAATCTACTTTGTTATGTGGTACATCACTCTTACCATCGCAATACCAGCTGAACTGACATTTATTTTTTATGGGGAACCGAACCATAGGGTCTTGCCATGATGCCCGTGTAGGCCCCTGTTCTACCACCTCACAGATGGTATCAGGGAACCTATGGTCATTAACTCTATTTAGGACGACAGCGCTAACTGCCAGTATACCAGCGGTGCCTTGATTCCTTGCCTCGTGATACATGTTCATAGCAAGACATTCACTAGACCTGTTATCTTCCACGGCGGTAGAAGCTGTCATGGAACCAGAAAGTAGTGACGCTAAGACCAGCGTTTCGAATCCGTTCATATTTCACCCATCTGTTCTGTGAGATACTGACGAGCATACTTAGTTGCATCGTTGCTCTTGAAGTACATACTGACATCCTCAACCACCTCATCAATGGTAAAATCATTCATACCCCCATAAGAGTATCCATCACAGAAATCTTCAATATCCATTATATAATTTTTAATCTTAGTCATATCACATATTCCTCTTTAAATTTTTCCAACAGATCACCCTGCATCGCATATGCCTCAATCTCCCAAGGCTCATCATCATATGCAGTAGTATCATCATAGACCTTACCCATGTACATCTTACGACCAAAGGGCAGGTCTTTCATCTTGCGAGTGGCACCCTGCCACACATGCACCATTTCATGGCACACAGTCTCAACCAGTTCTTCATCATCAAGGTTCTTATCAACGTCAATGTAGAAGTCACGATTGCCGTCACCTTTGTAACACCAACCAGCATCACCTTCAATATTGAGATTTTTGATAACTATCTCAATCTCAAGGGTTCGCATACGAGGCATCAACTCACTGATGCAGAAAGTAACCGCACTCTCAGCAAGAGCCCGTTTCTTCTTCGTGGAACCTATGACATTAATGTAGTTCATATCTCAATCTCTCTTGATTATACCTAAGTATACCATACGAAATAGGATTTGTCAACCCCTAAAGTACGACGAGGGCATACCACCCTGCCGCAAATAGAGTTAACATAAACATGGTTTCAATAGCGATTGTTGCATTCTTCTTCATAATTAAGCTCCCGTCCAACCAACAGTGTAACCACCTTCAAGAATGTTTCCACGGGGGAAGTTCCGAGCAGGAGCAGCCCAACCGGCGGCTTTCAGAATGTCACCCTTCTTGAACTTCTTGTCGTTGTCGGTATTGACAACAAAACCCCAAACACCACCACGTTCCTTGATAACCTTGATGTACTTGGAACCAGCCTTGTAGGTAATTCCCTCGTTGAACTCAGCAATCATCCTCTCGTTGATTTCCGTCAGGGCGTCTAGACCCTTGGCACCAGCACACCGTGTAGTCCAGTTGAAGTAGTCTGCTTTGATGTTCTCAATCAGGGTGTTCATTTCGTTGTTCATATCAATCTCTTTCTCTGTTTTCTCAGTGTATACCTAAGTATAGACCAAAAATCAGAGTTTGTCAACAAAAATCGTAGCGTCTAAGTCATTGATTCTAAAGAAAACTCAAAAAAAGTTAACCGTTTGCGAGTCCTTTTGACTGTGGATATTGGGCGTGTTCGATTCGTTTATAATCGTCGTCCCAATCAAATGCTTCCTTGACCACATTATCAGACAGACCCTTGTACTTACGATGCAGAGACTTATTCTTAGCAGCAATTAGCAACTCTGCTTCGTCCTTATGGAGTCCCTCAAGCATCTGGACAAACATCATCTCACGCTTGTTTCGGTTTATAGTAGAATCACCACCCTTGATGAAATGATACAACTTCCTGGCTTCGCCTGCTAATAGAGTATGTTCTGTCCCCTCTGGTGCATCATTTTGATTATAAGGAACATCGCCGTCTGGAAGTTCCCAAATAATATTGGGGTCAAAGGATGACTTGCAAATCATGCGAAGAGCATCAGTTTGATATTTCCTCAGAAAATCAACCTTTTCCTTTTTCGATTTGATTTTAGAAACCTTGTCCAAAATCTCAGCGAAACCTAATGTGTATGTATCTATTGCCATCAAAATTCTCCTATGGATTCTACGAGACTGCGTAGCCTCTTCTGTGTAAAGTAATTTAGTAGTTTGCTACGGTCACCTTCTAGAGCATCGGCATATCCTTTGAGGATTTCTACAAACAACTCAGGTGGCGATTCCTTCAAATCAATCAGTTTCTTGTTCCTCTGATAATTTCTCTTAACCTCATCATTCGGAAAATTACCCTCAACCATCATAGAAATTTTCTTTTTACTTAGAGGATTCTGACGAAGGCCATCAACAAAAGTATTATCTGGGGATAGGACATTAGGTACACCATCACTACTATCCCCTTTGAGAACATGCTCATTGAGATATGTATCTGGGTCAAGGCCGTTCACAAACTTCTTGGTGATTGGGCTGTACTGCGTCACGTTGCGATATTTCTGTAGCTGGATGAAGTCTTTGTCACCCGACAGAATCAGTGTCTTACCATTATCAAACTCCAACTCACCGCATAGTGCAGCGATAATATCATCTGCCTCTGCACCATAGACCTCTAGATGTTTGTAGGGGAAGAACTCTTTCAGCTCTGACTTGACCGCATTTAGAACCTTAAAGATAGCATCCCAATCGTTAGCAGAGGATTCTCTACCCTTCTTGCGATTGTGTTTGTACTCAGGGTAATAATCCCGCCGCCAGTAATGCTTGGAATCATAACATAAAACCAACTCACCATACTCATCGCAAAATCTCATACGGTACATGCGTAGGGAATTGAGAATCATATGGCGAACCATATCCTCATCGGGTTTAGTTTGCTTTGTCATATGCAGATGCATCATTACGGATGCAACTGAAATTTGGTTCATATCAACTAATATCAAAATCTTATTCCTTCATCATTTATACCATAATATTACCATACTATTCGTAATAAGTCAATACCCTTTATAGTAGTGGCCATACATCTATACACACCTCTATAATATGAAGTGTTATTTCTATTACTAGTAGTCCTATAATAATTTTATACAATCCTTGTTGGTTCATATCAATCATATATAATTTGTTCCTTGTTTTATTTATTTATAACTGTCGCATTGAAGGCCATCATGCGCCGTTCACCCTCTACAGAGAATGGATACACAAGATGTTTCAGCCAAGATGGAAATACTAGAAACTTACCAACCTCTGGTTTGAATTTTACATTGTCACACCTAAATACCTGTGTTTCGCCATATGCAAATTCAATCAAACCCTTTGCCGGATAGTGGTCCTTGGAATCTTCTTCCAACTCATCATTCATTCCAACTGGAACCTTGAGATAGATACCACCAGAGAAGTCTCCGTTGTGGTGGTGAAAGGGATTGAAGTCACCGGCATACTGACTAACTACCCAACTGTGATCTAGATGAATATTATCTAATGTAGGTTTTATATTCCAGTTTGCAAAATCCATTCTAGTCCAAGGATTCTTTCTACCTTTCTGAAGCATATAATTAAGATAATCAAGACAACCCTGTTTTACAATTTTAAGCAGATATTCCTTGTCTTCTTCACTAGTAAGAGGAATTAGAACTTCTTTACTCACCTTACCAACAAGCTTGCCTGACCAATCCCACTTTTTACTTTTCTCTTCACTGGAAAGAACATCATCAGATACATCGTTAACGATTTTTACAAATCGCTCTGTCACTTCAGTCTCTAGAATTGTTGGACTAAATGGTTCATGAAATTTCTGGTTCGTCGTCATCTTTATCATCCTCTAATAAATCTACTAGATTAGTAATAGTGTTAAAATCAACTTCTGTCTCTACAGTATTATCTGGTTTAACAATAAGGTCAACAAACTCTTCCATGAACTTATGTGTGGGATGAGCCAGATTCATATCTCTGTAAATAGTGCCCTGCACCAACTCAATAATCATTGCCACATCACGAATAAAAGTATTTTCAGAAATGTTGATACCGTTCTCACTCATCGTATGTATCATCTGCACAATCAAACTTTGAGAGAGCTCTCCAGCAAACTGTATATCCTGTTGAACAGCAATGATATCCTCATCAGGAAGCTTTACTTCCCTTCCGCTTTTTACGGGCCACGGACCCTTTATCACGTTCTCCGGCGGCGTCTTCTCTTGGTCGTTCATATCCTCTTTCCTCTTCAAACATTTCTTCTGTGTAGGTACATCCAATATCATTATAGAAAGTACCTACATCTCTTTTTGGTTGATCCTTCTTAGGACCATACCAGTAATGTCCAACGGCAATACATCTATTGCGTATTATGTTTTGTTGTTGTTCACCATAGAACATATCAATCCAACTACCATGACGAAGATATGCTAACATATTACGAATATAACCTTCGTGACTAGCTAGTCTTGCAATAGCACCCTTTACATTCTGTCTAACCGCAAAGCGTTCAGACTTAGCATATTCCTGTTGTACATTGATCCATTGCTTGACCTTAGTAGGATTCAGTTGATGTTCAGCTGGTAGATGACGAAGACTCTCGTGAATGTTTCCCTGACCATAATTAGGGTTCTTTTCTATTTTTGCTGCCCTTGCCTTAGCAAGACGTTCTGATGCAGCAGCCTTTTGCTCATCAGACATAGGTTTGCGAGGTTTGCGTTTCTTAGGTGCTTTCCACTCACTATTGTCTGTAGTAGCAGTGATTTTCTTTCTTGCCATTGTATTATACCTTTAGAAAAAACTGAAAGATTCCGTTGAGAAAGATTGCACAGGCAACCGCATTCACAACAATTAACGATCTATCGTTCCAGATGATTGCAACTATCAACCAACCTAGACAACCAATAAACTGTAAAAACATATTGTAGGGATACAGGTTATTGGTTGTGACAATCATAGCTAAGATAAGTGTCATCGATGAAGCCCACTTTAGATACCAACTCATAGGATGGTCTGCTTTAAGAGGGGTTGAGGTCTTAGAAGGATTTTCATGTTCCTTCAACTTCATTTTCTAGTATCCTTGTTCAATCAACCGTTTTTCAAGATTACGACTATTACGCCGTTTGGCTGCAGCTTGGTTATGGCGTTTCTTCTCACCCCTTGACACATAGAACTCTCGTTCCCTTAGTTCATTGAACACACCTTCATCAGTGAGTTTCTTTTTCATAATCCTCATAGCCTTATCAACATTGTTATTACGCACCATAACTGCGCCTCTATCACTCTTAAAATGCTTCATTTTGAATTTCCTTTTCCTTAGAATAATATATATCTTTTAACCCAAAAGAGTCAATGCACTTTTGGCACCCACTACATGGTTTTGATAAACCAGTAATCCACTTCTTGTTATCTCTATCTCTCTTAGCCCTTACAATATATAGTTCGCACTTCAACAAATCATCCACATCGATAATCTGCAATGCGTTCTTTATTGCGTGAATCTCTGCATGAAAAAACACTGCGTGATTGTTCTTACAGAACTTAGCTTGAAAGGGATGCGACTTTTTGTGATTGTATCCGTAAGATACAATTTTACCTTTGCGAACCACAGAGGCAGCAATTCTTGCACCACGAACAGGTTCTACTGACTGAGCAAGTTTAAAGGTTTCGTTGAAGATTACAGTGTTCATCCACGCCTCATACGAGAAATTTCTTCAGCCTGTTTTTTACCACGAACAGGAACAGCATTAGATTTATGCATCTGTGCAATACCGATAATCTCTGTGCCGGTATAAACACTAGGTTCCTTCTTTGCCATACTTGTATTATAAGTAGGTTTATTGGTGATATCGACAGGCCTTGAACCTGTAATCAACGGTTTACAAAACCGTTTCTCTGATACAACTAAACTACGAGTACCAATACCCATCTTCTTGAGAAACTTTGCGTGTTGACGCTCCGCCTCTAGAAGAGAGGCAGACTTTTTGTTCTGTTTGCGCTTGTGAGTATTCGTTGTCGAATAATACACAGGCAATAAGTGCATACCGTTCATAATTATAACTATATACTAGTTTTTAAGGTTTGTCAAGGTGTTTTTTAGCATTTTCGATATCTAGCACACTGATAAGCACGTTGTTCTGATTGGTCTATTAGAAGTTCTTTAATCATATTACAAAGAACGCATCCAGGCCTTTGCTTGCTGAACAGAGGAAACATATATTTTTGCAAAAATACTACTGCTTTGAATCCACTGTTCAGTTTTTGGCAAAAGAATATCTATGGAGTTTCCTATTAAAAGTTTTTCCTTATCCTTATCATTAAGGATTTTTACATAATCTGTAAGGTCATATCCATAATTCTTTGTGAAAACTTCTTTCTCAATACCAGCATTAAATCTAACAAGGCGGCCCATAAGTTGAATAGGACTCTCTGTAAACGCACCCGCATTATCTTTATTATCTGTTGGACGTAGAAACACTAGAGAACCTAACGTGGAAATATTCATGCCCATTCTACCCTTTTGTTTGACAATAACAATTCGCAACGGATCATCTTGGTCAATCAATTTTTCTTTTATTTCATTCTCATCATCATCAGTTCCAGCCCTTGGCCGAGTGAAAGAATATGTCCCTGTTTCTTTATTATTACATGTCATTACTGCAACAGTTCTAGCACTTTTTTCATCAAGGGCATTATTATGAATGATGTTAAGAATTCTGCGTTTTACATAATCAGTGTTCAAACCAGTTGCAGCATCATCGTTACCTACAGCAACCAACATTGTCTTCTTAATATCTGTCTTTAAATAATCATCATAAAGCTTTATGATGGCATTTTCAATCTTCTCCCACATGTTCCAGTTTATGTTTATATCATTTGGATCATAAAAATCAACACTGGACAACCAAGCTGATGTATTAATCAATAGTTCTTTTTGTGGAAAATCATTAACAATTGTAATTTTCATATCACCATATGGAGTTACAGAACCTTTTGCTTCACGATTTGGTGTTGCAGTAAGACCAAAAATATAAGGAGTCTTGATAGACAACTTTTCCAGAGTTTTGAATAATCTAGCTTCGTAAGTTGGTGTATTATTACCAGTAGTATCTTTATAATTAATTATGTTAGAAACCATCCAAGAATGTGCCTCATCAACCCAAATTGAGAAGTTTTTTGAGGTTTTCTGTAAATACTTAACAAGTTTCTTTCCCTTATCACCTACCACAAAACCTTGATGTGTAGTGAGAAAGATCACTTTAGCACCAAGTTTAAGATAATTGATGACATCAATAGGATTAGTGACGATTTGGGCACCACTGTTTATTTGTGCTTTCACCCAATCGTTATCATCTTTAATTTCTGTGAGAGGATAAGTGTAAATAACTAAGTCCATATCATGATTATTGAACAGATATGGAACAAATTCTGTCGCTGTAGAGTATGTTTTACCTTGTCCTGTCATACCGACAAAAAGTTTTGCTTCTTGGGTTCTAGCAGAAAAATTAGGATTATCCACTAGGGCATAAAAAGGTTTTGTTAAGAAATCACTCGCAGAGTTCTTAGCAATTTGAGGAAAGGGTGTTACCGTCATAATATATAATCCTTTATTTTCACAATCATTATCTTTATAATAACAGGCATATTAGAGTTTGTCAAGGTGTTTTTTAGCATTTTCGATATCTAGCACACTGATAAGCACGTTGTTCTGATTGGCGTTGTTCATGTGCCCTACGGTCAGCAAGACCACGTTCACAAGAAGAACGAACTCCGCTATTTGTGATATTATCACATGGGCCGGATGCAGTACCGTTTTGGTAAATCACTGTGGTAGTATTAGGTTGATCCATATTTTGACCAACAGCATCACCAGCCATTGCGCCAAGTAAGACACCAATACCAGTTGCAACAATTCGCCCAGTTCCTCTACCAACTTGACTGCCAAGTAGTCCCCCAGCACCAGCGCCGATTAGGGTTCCATTTTGCTGATTAGTAGTATTACAACCTGTCAGTAGTGCGAGCATCCCGCAACCAATTAAAAGATTCTTCATTATCATGCCTTCTTTACCTTCTTCACTTCTTTCAATGCACTTGCAATCATTGTTGATACAGGGATAAGTTCCTTTTCTCCATCCTTATCGAGCTCGGTGGCAATAAAACCATCCCTCTCTAGAGTTTCCAACATAGATGAAACAATATTGTTAACAACATTCTTACCAGAAACATATTTTCCGATATAATATGCTCCAGCCAAACATCCTGTCGCAATAATTGTATGTATGTAAGTTTCCATTATAACTATTTATATCCTATCAATCATCCTACAAGCAGATAATAACACACTGTCAAGAGATTGTCAACCCATAAAACGCATATATTTCACTTTTTTTTAATATTCTGCGCCAGACGCAAAAGTATTCGGTTCGAATGGTTTATATATGGTCACCAGCTCCTCTTTACCCTTGACCTTAATTTTATCTAACTCTACACCTTTCAAATCATCTGGTAACTGTTCCATCGTGTAAGAGGAAAATATCGTGTTGACTATACCACCGATATCTTTCTGGTAGTTACGAGTTGCAGCTTCTAGTCTAGCTGCAAGGTTGACCGCATCTCCGATAACAGAATAATCAAATCTAGTATCGCTTCCCATATTACCTACGATGCAAGTTCCAGTATTCACTCCACTTCCTATGTTAATTTCTGGTAGTCCCTTATCCTTGAAAGACTGCTTCAGTGCCTCTGTCTCTATCGCACATTCCATAGATGTTCGAACTGCCATCTCTGCATGGTTCTCGCAATCCAATGGTGCATTCCAGAAAGCCATGATGCAGTCACCCATATACTTATCCACCGTTCCACCATTTTTAAGCACAATATTGGTCATGCGATTAAGGTAGTCATTGATGCATTCAACTAATCCCTCTGGGTCATCGTTGTTCTTGTAGTGTTCAGAGATAGGTGTGAACCCTACGATGTCCATGAATAGGAAACTCATCTCTCTGCGTTCACCACCAAGTCTCAATTTACTTGGGTCTTTCTGTAGAATGGCTACCTGTCGTGGATCAAGGTAATATTCAAACTGCTTCTTAATCTGCTGTCGTAATCTAAATTCTTCCATAAACCGCAGAAATGCTGAGATAGCCCAAACCACAAACATGGTGAGAACAGGGTATGACCAATCCACCAGATAGCTATATTCAGTGAACAGGTAGGATGAACCGTAGAACGAACCAACAAGGAACAATGGCAACAACACTGCTCCAAACCACCATGTAAGTGTTAGAACGACAATTGTTAGGATTAAGGCACCGACACCACTGACCGCTAATTCTGCAAGATCAGTCCAAAATGGACGGGTGAGGTTACGTCCTGTCATCATAGTAGCAAGTGATGCAGCAATCAGGTCATGCGACTGTATGACGCCCACAGGGGTTGCAACAGGACTACCCAGACCACTTGCTGTCATACTCAGTATAACAATTTTACCTGTTAGGTCTGGCAACTTCTTATGTAGGGGATAGGTCTTAGTCTTCCATTGAAAATCTAACCAGATATTACCATTAGCATCTGTGTCAATCATCTTATACTTTGGTATGCGTAACTTCTCTACACCACCCTGGCCAGTTTTCATCTGGAACGATATATCGCCAGCAGCCATGCGTAGGACTTCCATACTTATTGAAGGATACAACACACCGTCAACTGATACTACCAGAGGCATACGTCTAACGACACCATCTGCTTCTGGAGCGACAATCATCATACCGACAGCATTTGCGCTATTTGCAAACTCTGGAATAGGACCAACTGCACCTGAGTATTGATACACCCAAGGTTTCCAATCTGCTCCTACAGAGGCAACACCACGCACCACACCAGAAGCACTGCGATCATTTGTAGGAATCTGTCCTATGATGGTGGGGGTTTGTTTGAGCATGTCAGCAAAGAACGCATCCTTGCCACCACGGTCTGGGTCTGCAAATAGAATGGGAACAACGACAAGACTAGCACCTGCCTGATAGAGTTTGATAATCTCATTACCAAGAGTCTCTCTATCCCAAGGCCATTGCCCACGTTGCCTGATTGTCTCATTGTTAATCTCTATGGTAACTGTGGTATCAAGAATCTGTGTGGTTTGATTGCGTTGGTGTTGATCCATAGCCTTCAGTCGAACCATATCTAGAAACCACGGGTCAGTGAAACGTATTCCACATAATACTAAAATCACCGATAATGATACAATCCATTTTTTCATATTTAATTTCCTTGCGTCACTGAAACAGAACATCCCCCACTTGTTTGACAATTCTGCGTGAGAGAATACGATTGATTTGTACTCCCCCGTTGTATCATTGATAAGTCTGTGTGATAACTTCCTGTCAAATCTATAGTAGCAGTGTGTGCGCCATCATCTTTCTGTAAAATATCCTGTGAACCACCAT